TTAAAATCATGTTTAAATGATCTGAACTATTCAAGTAATTACCACTAAAATTATAACCTATTTTTTCACTTAAAAGATTAAACATTCCTTTAACATTCACACAAGGCAACATTTCTCTAACATCAATAGTGTCCGTTGTGAAGAAACTATCTATATCAGCTCGCCAGTCAATTAATGGATACGAAAAATAAGAATCAATTGTTGAATTTGTAGGGTAAAATAAGTTCCAAACGTGGGAAGCATTTGCGTATAATTCGCCCACTTTTAAATCACCTATTGCTTCAATTAAATCTAGGTTACCGCTGTAAACATTAACATAAAAATAGTTGTTATCAGTAGATTGAATTTCTGCAACTCCGTCACTAACTATTTCAACTCCATTTTGTTTGTAAGTTACTTTTAGCTTTAAATAAGGCATTAAACTAGCCGTACTTTGCAAATGTGACCATTCAAATATTTCTTTATTATTCTTTGTAATTGGTAACTTGAAAGTATTCGAAAAATTGCCTTGTCTATTTTGCAACTCACCGATATTATTGGCACAAAAAGTTAGTCCGATATTGGTATTTTCGCTTAAATCTACCCTCCTATCATTGATAATTAGCTCGTTCATTAAGCTTGAATAAATATGTAAGGTAATTCTAATGTTATTTGTATAGTTGCTCTAACATCAGTTGTATCGTACAACTTAAATGAGCCTACTTGAGGTCTTACCGTTTGCCACATAATTGGATTATCATTTACTAACATTTCCACACAAGGCGAATAAAGCATTGTTTTTAAACCTTCTATATCCTCAATGTCAACCGTAGCATTTACAATCAATAATGGTGTTGCATTCTTAGATATGTCAGTTATTTGACCTCTTGCAATTGATAAAGCATCAATGTAAGGCTCGTAAGTTCCAGCATTCGAGGTAACTATTCCCTTCGTTTGCACCTTGTGAAATAACCAATGTTCACGACCTCCGTAGGTATTTAACCACGAAACGAAAACTGGATTTTCCTTACATTCTCTATCTATTTTTATAGTCTTTTTTTCTGTTACTCTCATTCGTATAAAGATGTTGTATATTCATTATTTGGCAATGTTAAGGCGAAATATCCTGAAGCTGTATATTCAAGATCAACATATGTTTGTTCATCAATTATTTCACCAGTTTCAAGCCAAATATCAATGAATTTAATATTACTGGTGTAAGTGCCATCTAACATTAATCTATTTGCCAATTCTCTGTGAGCTAAATTTAAATTAGCAGTTGTGTTGGTTATAATTGTTCCATTTATATCTTTTGCGTCCTCTACCCTTATTAATTGATAATTTAACATATTATCAGAATAGATGAAATTCAAACTAAATGGATAAGCTACGAAATAAGTAGGTCTTGAAAATACACTTTGAAATTTAGCTTTATCAGTTCTTGTAGCATCCAAAGTAGGTACATAATTACCCATATTATAACCATATTCATTTTGAATTTGATTTGCCGAATTTGTGAAATAACTTAAATTTGATTTTGTAACATTAATTATACCAGTAGGTATAGAGTTGTAATATTCTCTAACTTGAACATTGAATCTAGAACCTTCCCCAGCTATTCCCTTATTAATTTCGTTATATAAAAAGTCATTTTGATTAATACATTTTGTTGAAAGGAAATCTTGAACAGACACTTGAGATATTCCCAATAAATTTGTTTTACTTTTTAGCTTACCTACATTTTGATAAGTATTACTTTTGTCAACTGAAAATATAGTAGTTTCAATGTGATAATTAATGTCATTAAATAAAACCTCCCCGCCACTTGTAGAATTAAATACATTGTCAAATTTAACCGTTACAAAGTTAGTTCCAACAGACAATATAGTTAATGTCTTATTTGCAATTGCTGTAAAATATGTTAATTTTTGACCAACTTTTACCCCCCAATTTGAATTCGTTAGATTTACATTTATTGTTAACCTAATTTGTGAAGGCACACCACCCGAAAATATGTATTGTTGCTGAATTACAGTAGCATCAATTCTTTGTATCTCAAATTTTATTGGCTGATGAGCAGGCAACCACTTATATTGATGACCATTTACTAATTGAACGGGTCTTTTTGTTATGTAAATACTCATTTATTTTATTGTTATATTAGTTATTTGAACATAGTACCTTTGCCCTATCAAATTTAACAAATTATCTATTCTATTTCTAGTCAAAATCGGTTCAAAAATATTTTGTTTTCCGCCTTGTTGGTCTAGCTTAGTTCCATTTAAGTGAATAGACTTAGAAATACCCCAACTTAATTGTTCACTTGTTGGAACATTGCCTTGTGCATTTGCTTTGCCTGAAATACCTTTTTTCTTTATCCAACTTAGAATAGCTTGTTGCAAAGTAGGTGAGCCAGTTTTCGCACCCATTGAGGTAGGTTTTCTTCCATTCCATAGAACCGATATAAATGGAGAAGCATAAATAGTCATACTATTTTCAGTATTTTCAGCATACATTGTAGATCCTAAACTACCACTAACCTTTTTTAGTTCAGGAATAATTGTATTCGTAAATTGGTCAAATATCTCTTTATTTGTTGACATAATAAATAATTGACCCAATTAATAACCAACTAACTACGGTAATTATCCAAAGATATTTTTTAGTATTTAAATGCATACACCATCTGAATTAATCATTCTTAAGCTAAACGGCATCATAACACCACTCATGTTTGTATCAAATAAGTTTTGAACTTGAACGCAAGTTTCAACCTTTAAATCACGTACATTATTGACATCGTTTTCTAACAATATTTGAAATTCACGTTGAGCATTTTCAGCTTTTACAAATGTAGCTTCTTGTTGTGTATCGTTGTCATCTAATTCACTTTTAAATAAGAATAAAGCCACGCAAATATAAGTCTTTTGAAACGCTCCTGTAATAGCAATTGTCGGAGTGTATTTCATAGGCATGTCTAAATAAACACAAGGTAATAATTGTTCATCTGCCATTAAATTTTGAAACTGAGTTTCGCTATGTAGGAAAGTATAGCTTTCACTATTTGAACTCATTAAAGCTACGTGTGAGCTAACTAATTGTTTAATTGTCATTTGTCTTTTATTATTTCTGAATAGTTCTTCTCAAATTTAGTACTAATATTTTGTTTTAATAGAATTAAAAAGATTAAATTATACGGCAATTGTTCAACTTGTTCGTGAGTATAGCTATATTTTTCTGCTATCATATCAATTGTATTGAAATCACCTAGTTCATTAAAGCTATCAATACTAGCCATCTTTTGCTCTATTGTAATCTCGGATTTTAACCTTTCATTATCTCGTTCAATTATCTTAGTTAACCTATTCAATAGGTAGCAATAGGCTTGAAATACGACCTCGCAATCTAATTCTAAACAATCTACACCAGAATATAATTTAATGACTTCATACACGTTTGAAATATCTCTACAAGCTAATATTTTTTTCTCATAGCTTTGTTCACCTAGATCAAAAGGTAGTTCAATATTATCTATAAAATTACTTTCTTCAAACTTAGTCGGGTCATCCTGGAGAAACTCTAAATAAGGAGTAATTACCTCAATATCTAACATCAATATTTCGACCTCATTTAACCCTGTCAATATCTGAATAGCTTGTATTTCGTTTGAACTTTGCAATCTTAGATAGTCCTTGAATTTAATATCACTCCAGCTAGTGGGTAAATTGAAATCCTTTATTTGAGTTTTAAATTTTATCATAATAAACGGCTTCGGGGTGCTTTTGCTTTTGGTTTTGACGTAAAGAAATACCTAATTCCGTCTATAGCGTGGTTAAAATTATCGATAGGTTTATTTAGTTTGTTACCTTCACGATCAACCGCCCAAGTATAAGCTCGTAATTCTTTGATTATATTCAAACTATTTGATGTTACATAAAAGTTATTTTCTTGCATTCTTTGAATACCGTACATAATACTGTCAGCTCCCTTAGTTGCACCGATTATTTTCATACCTAAACTAGATAATTCTTGTATTGATTTTGGCTCGGCACTATCCGCAATAGTGTAAATTGAATTATCAATTGCCAAAGATTTAAATTCTCGCCATATTTCAGGATTTGTTAAACCAGTTCGATAAATACGTTCATCAAATATGTATTCGTTATTCCATTGATAAATGTCAGTTATTGTTGTGGGGTCGTTTGTGTAACCAAAATCCATTCCACGTCCTACCAATTTAGCATCTAAAGGTATTTTGTCAAGTTGTTTCCACTCTTTAAATATTACACCTTCTAAATTACCAATTTGACCTAAGCCGTAAACTTTCCACCAATTATCCCAGTATGAAGACGTTTTTGCTTTCTCCCTTGCACTTTCTATCTCTTTAATAATTGATTGCTCTAAGGCTTCGTTATCCTTATAAGTTAAGACAATAAAATCTGTGTCTTCGTGACCTATTAACTCCTTATCCACCCAAAATTCAGCTACAGGATTATAATCTAAATAAATGAAATCACGTGTACGAATAGCTAATTGATAATAACTTTCCCAATCTACATTATTGCACTCGTTTATGAATAAAACGTCACGTCTTGCACCCCTCAATTTATTAGGTTGGTCTGCACTAAAAAATTCAATGTAAGAACCGTTTGAAAATTTATAAGTTAATGATGACTTATTCCAATTATTATCGTTGTACATTCCTATCATATCCATAATTTTAAGAAAGTCACGAATTGCACCCCTTCTTAAATGTGGTATAGTTTCTGAAACAACTGATATTTCTTTCTTTGGGTTTTTAACTGCGTAGTCTATTAAAAAAGGTATAATTGTAAAGGTTTTACTTGCTGAAGTTCCACCCCTTACAACTCTAACCCTCTTTAGTAGATTCGCTATCTTCTGTTGTGCTGTCGTTTCTTGTAACATTGATATTTATTCCGTTAAAAATAGGTTTTTCAACCTCCTCTGTTACTTGGTGATTCATTGATAATTTTCTTAGTTCTTCAGGACTTGCAATCAATTTCATCAATGCCATTTGCAAAGCGGGAGCGTTTGACTTGTACCATTTTGACCGCATCGAAACTTTTAATTCAATACGATTAGTTTCCAACAACCCTTTTAGCTCGTTAACTTCGTTAGATTGAATAGGAAAATACTCGTAAAAAGTAGGTTTTGAAATTGGTAAAAAGGCGACTATATCCTCAATAAAAAATAGTTTATGCTTAACTATCATTTCCTTTGCCTGTTCAAATATCTTTTGTTTGTCGTATGCCATTATCCTATATATTTAAAACTTACAGTAATTCTATTAGATGAAGTACTGCCTTTTTTATTTTTATTTTGTATTTTACCGCTACCGCCACCGCTACTTGTTCTTCCTATCCTTGTTATAATCCAATTTTTATCATTTTTTCTTGAATTAATAAAAGCAGGGCTTGAACTTGTAGAAATAAATCCTTTATTATTTTGTTTTAATATTTCAGCAATATTGCAACTTAATTTATGACCCAAACCGATACCTTGATAATCAGGTAAAACTACTGTTCTATGTTCTTTCCAATGATTTTTTAAAATTGGATGTGGAAAAGGTAAAACACTACAAAAACCAAAAATATTATTATTTATAGTGCCTATAAAAACTCTTGCAGCATTATTATGCGAATGGCTTAAATAATGATATTTACTAAACATTGACCAATATTTTGATTTTTCTTTTGTTTCGTATATTTTAAATTCAATTTCTGGTCTATTTTTTTTTTGCTCTCTATAATCATAGAAAGTCATATCATTTGTATTAAAAACCCAATCAGGCAATAACCAATCTTCTACATCGTGATGGCAAGTAATTGCAATAAATTTTTTATTTGTTTTTCTTATTGCTTTCTGCATAGCAAAAGAGCCTATTTTAGCTACTTCCCTATCTACTACAGATGTAAATTCATCAAAAGCAAATGTTTCGTTATCTGATAAAATAGCATTTGCTAAATCAACTCTCATTTTTTCACCATTTGATAAAACTGAATAAGGTTTTAACCAACTTGGTGGACTTGAAAATCCAACTGAATTAAATGTTTTACAAATTTCTTCTACTGATTTATTTTTTGGCATATCATCTAAAATACTTTCGTTTTTATATTCAAATGAATTAATTAAAACATCTGAAAATAATTGTTTTGCTATTGTAGTTTTACCAGTTCCTGAATGTCCAACAATTAATCCTATTTGCCAATTGTCATCAATATCAATATTACCTTTGAATCTTTCTTCTATAACATTTGAAGATAAATCAAAAGTCCCCTTAACACTTTCTATTCTAAAAGTGCTTTTTGGTTCGTGTTTTTTTATAATGTCAAAAGTCGGCATTCGTAATTTCTTTCTATTAATTCGTTATACAATAATTCTTGTGTTTTTTCATCAGATAAAATTACTTCAATTCTATAATTTGTTTCTAAATTATCAGATAAATCATTATCTTCATTTTCATTATTTAAGTCAAATGTAGGCACGTCTAACCCCCAATCTTCCAATTGTTCAGTGTCCCATTCATTTAATAAATCCCAATCCCATTCCCCGCCTGAAACATTATCTTTAATCAAAAACTCTTTTTGTTGCTCCTCAGTCAAATCAGTTACAATAACTGGTATTTCTTTTAACCCTGCTTCTTTACAAGCCTTGTATCTCATATTACCACCTAATATAATCATATCCTGATTAACAACAATAGGTCTTATATCTAACATTTCTGGAAAGTCTTTAATAGACTGAACTAATTTTGTAAACTTATCATCCTTAATTATTCTAGGATTGTTTGGATTAAGTTTTATTTCGTTTATTTTTAAATATTTCATAAAATAAGTGTCATTTGTTTATTAAACATTGCATCTACAACCGTTGAACAACCGTATCTTTTAACCGCCAAATCAATAAAGTAAGGTTCTTTCCTAACTCTATAATTTGACTTCACAATAGGCAAAGGATCTATTAAAATACCATCTACAAAAGTAGCTTTGATATTCCTAATCTTACAGTATTCTTCTAATTTCTCTAGTTGTAGCATATCCGTTCATAAAGATAATAATATTTCTCACATCTTATATTTTCATATACGATTATTTCAATCCATTGAAAAATTTCCACTGTCATTTTTTTGTTTTAAAAGTACTGTAATTGTTTACAATGTAGATGACAAATTCACGCATAAAAATACTATCCTTTTCAGACTTGTACCATTCTGTTGCAACTTTATGAAGGTCGGACAAAGTACCATGTTTTGTAATTATATTTCTTCTATTGGGCAAATCTAATATCGGCTGGATTAACATAATTTTTTAATTTTATAATTTTTGAATATTTAGGTATATCAATTCCATGTTCTGACATTTTACCATCTCTTTTTTTTATCTTTTTAAAATGATAAGTATAACCTAAATAACCATCTTTTCTAGGTGCAATATAATAAATATAACCTATTGCTTTTTCAGTTCCATAATCTCGACTTTCCCAAGTTACTTCTACCATTTGACCAACTTTAAATTTGCATCTTTGAACTCTTTTATTTTGTAAGTCTTCAATACTTTTGTAAAAGTTGTATTTTAATTGTTTTTCTAATATGTCAATATCAGTTAACATAGCTCTTTATTTTCGTTCAAATATAAATCAATAAGGAATTTAGTTTTTTCTAAATCTTCTTTAAAGTTACCTTTTTTTCTGCATCTAATAATTCTTTTTATAATATCAAATTCGTATGAATTAAGATTTTGTTGTTCAGCAAACTGATATAAACTACCTTTTGAATTATCATAGTGCGAAGGTTCTTTACAATTACTAGATATATCAAATGAACTTGTACTCCAATAATCTACCTTACCAATTTCATTATATTCATCACCAACTAAAACTTGACCTTTGATAATATTGTCATCTTTATAAGTCACTTGAATAACTAAGTCACTTATCTTATGTTCTGCAATTGTATTCATTTCTTTTCGTTTAAATATATCTTAATCATATGTTCAATCGGATGACATACGTATTTTTCTCCGTTGGTTCTGAACCACATAAAGAAATCTAGCAATTCCTTTTCCATTATTTTAATTCGTCTATTGAGTTATTTACTGCTTTATTAAAATCGTGTCCTAATTCTAGTGAAATTATTTTTAATTGAAGTCCTAAGTTTCCTATTGCATCAATCTGTAAATACGGATCTTTTAATTCAATTGCTTCTTTTAATTTTTCTAATTGTAATTCTAGTTCTTTCATAATTTTAGTTTTAAATTTTCGGCTAATATAACTATTTTTTTGAATTCGTCAAGTGATCTAACTAAAAAATATTTGTGACCTTGTGAAATAATACTTTTTTCAAATTCTTTTTGTTTTTCTGATTGCTTACCTTTATAATCTTTTAATTCAATAAACAAAACTTCTCCATTATTTACACAAATCAAATCACTTACACCAGCTAAAACTCCTGATTGAATATACTTTGAATTATTCCTTGTTGCTTCGTTTGGAACTGAGAAACAAATTATACCATTCTTTCTACAAAATGCTATAATTTCAACTTGAATTGTGAACTCTGACTTGTTGCTTAATGCCTTAATTTTACTCTCACTCATCTTTTTTATGCTTTCCAACTTCATTTGTTACCTTTTTATGTTTTATAACTACTTGATTTTCAACTTTGTTACCTTGTTACCTCGTTACTTCATTATTTTAAGACTTTTTTCTATAATATATATATTATGTCATTATGTATAATATGATGTAATATATATATGTTCTATAATACTTTTTATTGAATATTTTAGGTAACAAGGTAACAAAGTAGTTTTATTTATTGATTTTAAACAAGTTACCCTGTTACCTTTTTAAAATAAAACAGGTAACATTTAGGTAACAAGGTAACAAATCAAAATGGAGCTTCATTGTTGTTTTTCATAAATTCAAACTCTTTATACAATTTATAACCCTTTTTTAATTTACCTAAGTATCTATAAGTGTGTAATTCCATTTTGTGTTTGGTTACTAATCTTTTTATATCGTATTTACTTAGTTGTGTTTTGAATTTTATAGCCATGTAGTCCATTATCTCACCTTGATTTAATACTACTTCATTTATAAAGTTTTCACTTTGTTCAATCGAAAATTCAGTAAAGAATAAATCTTCAAAAATATCAATCTCAAGGTTTGCTGTTGTGTTTTCATTTAGGTAGTCTATATCTTCTTTGCTGAATATTCTAAACTCAAAATTATCTTTATACATTGTATAGGCACATTTTAGTAAAGCATCTTTATTAAACGCTTTTGCTCGTTCGTAATCGACTGAATTAAATTCAATGGGTAAAATTCTTCTGTTTCCCGTTTCATCTTTTAAAACTGCTGAATCGTTCGTTGTTCCACAAAGCATCGTTCTTCTTTTTAAATCTACATCTAAATGACCGTAAGGAAGCCTAACTGTTATTTTATTTTTTTCTGTTATTTTTTTAAAGTTTTTTACGTCCTTTCCTGCCATTCCACCGAATTCATCGTTTAACATAATTAAAGAAGTAGCCATTCTCTTCATTACATCTTTACCAGCTTCTTCCATACTTTCATCAATAAAGTATTTTCTTAGTTCTAATGGTAGAATGTTTCTAAAAAATGAAGTTTTTCCGCTCGCTTGTTTACCGCACAATACCAAAACTAATGGACTAACTTCTTCGTGTTCGTATGATGCAGTCCAATTGTGTATCGCTCCGACTAACCATTTTCTTAAAATCCATCTATTAAAAATATTAAATGGTTTAATTAAGTCTGCGTATTCGTCAATTTCATTTCCTGTTATCTCTGTTTTATTATTTTTAAAATAGTCATTAATCGGATTATAACTTAACGCTTTTGAATTAAATATAAGTTGTCTAACATCTGTTGCACTTACTTTGAAATCAAAGTATTTCTTTGCGTGAACGGTTATTGTATTAATTATTTCATCGTTTAATATTTCGCTTCCAATTTCCATTGATTGATTAAAATCATTTTTAATTATTGGATAGTTTTCTTTAACAAAATTATCTAGTTTTACAGTTTCGTTATTCTCATCTTCTATATTTTTAACAAAGTTTTCTTTTGAATTTATTAATTGTTGAATAAATTTTTTGTCTGTTGTTTCTACTCCTAAAACATCAAGTGTTTTCATTACACTTTCAGGGGTTTGAATGTTTCCATTTGCCTTACCTACTGCAACTTGTTTAATTATTTTCTTTGAAGTTTCAGAATATAATTCGCATCCAGATTGCTTAGCATAAAAATAGAATGTAGAAATATTTATATTCCCTTTTTGACAAAATTTAGCATATTGTTTTTCAATTCTTTTAGCATCATATTTAGAGCCATTTTGACAAATAGTTTTAAAATAATTCAATCCATCTATTCCAAACTCAGAACCAATAGCGAAACCAATATCACAAAACTTTTTATAGTCATCTTCGCAAAGGTCTATATTTCTGCTTTTAATTTGGTCTATAATATATGAAAAGTCATCCTGAGCAAAAAAGAATGTTTCTTTTTTTACTTCTTTCTTTTGTTTTTTAGCTACAAATTTTGATGACTTTTCATTAACATAAATATCCATATCAAAAGATATATATCTTAAACGTGAAGCATCTTTACAAGACTGATCAATATCTACATTAAACATATCAGAATAATACTGTGCTAATCCGTGAAACGATTCGATAAATAATTCAGGATTTATTTTAACAAAAACAACTAAACCAGTTCCACTAACAGAACGATTTGAACACATTGTATATTTATCTTCATCGATACGTTTGCGAAGCTCTGTATCTACAACATCATCAATATCAATTAAAATTAACCCGTTCATTTCTTCAACATTTGCAACTGAACGACCACCTTGTTTCTGCGTACAACTTCCTGTTATTGCAGGTAACTGAGATTTAAAACTATTATAAATTGCTTTGTCTTTTATGTTTGCCCTAGCATTAAAAATCAAACCTTGATGGTCTCCATTTTTCACTAATTCTACATATTTTTCAAAATCTATTTTGATGTTATCTTTATCAAAATGCGTTTTATACTTACTGAATATCATACTTCTTTTTTAATTTGGTTAATACTATTTTTTTTTGTTGGTAAAATGTTCTATTTGAAAAAGATTTTAAATCGGATTGTATTATTTTTAAATATGCTTTTTTGAAAGTTGTGTCTAAAAAACGTTCAACCCCTCCGTTTAAATTTCTTTCAAATTGTGATTTATCTATGTTGTCAAATTTTCTGACAGCCTGTGAAGTTAAAACTTTTAAAGCGAAAATCTTATCTTTCCCTTCTGAATATTTAATTATTTTATCAATATCAATACCGACGGAATTTACCTTTATAGCAATTCTATTTAATATTTCTACATCTTTTATTTTACAATTATTGAAATCACAAGCCTTGCATAAACAAGCTTTTATATTCATTAATTGACCGCAATTTTCGCAATCTTTTGTTTCTTCTTCGGGTGCTTCTTTTTTGGGTTTATAGTCTCCTTTGCACCAAAAATTATTATTCCAATCAAAATCTTCTGACCATCTACCTAACCTTTGAATATTTGTTCCTCCATCAATTACAATAAATTTATCTTTAAATAACTTATCTGTAGTTCGTGAACCTCTACCAACTATTTGAATCCATAAAGACAATGAAGATACTCTTCGAGCTACTATTATTGCTTCAACATCTGTAACATCAAAACCTTTTGTAAAGCATCCTACATTAAACAAAATAGAACCTGGAGTATCTCTGAATTTATTTACTGTTTCACTTCTGTTATATTCTGTCAAATTTACAGAATCATACATAAATACATTTTCAATACCATTTTCAACAAATTGGTTATATAGTATATTATTTAAATTTGTATTTTGTGTAAAAATCAAAGTTTTTTTTCCTTTACAGAATTGTAAGTAATTTTGCAAAACATCCATTTGAAACTTAACATCAAAAACTTCTTCAGAATTCGAGACCTCGCCAAATGAATCGAATTTAAAATCGTTTTCATCTACTGGAATAACATAATTTTCATCAGGAACTAAAAAACCTTTTTCTATTAATTGAGAAATTGGTATACCTATAATAATATCTTCAAAAATATCTGATAAATAAAAATCCTTTTTAAATTCAATTCTGCCATCTAAATGTTCTTTATACATTTGTTTCTGTTCAAAATCAAAAAAGTATTTATCTACTCTATTTGAAACTGGAGTAGCAGTAAATCCAATCACTTTGCAGGTTGCTATTTTCAAAACTTGTTCGTAGCATAAAACGTGACATTCATCAATTATGATTAAATCAAAATCGTTTATCATTTCAGGAGTTTTTTTTATCCTTGATCTTAACGTTTGAGCCATCGAAATAATAACTTTATCATTTGGAATAAAATCATCTTTAGCTTCAAATGTCCCAGCTCCTTTAATATGGTCAGATGTTTGAATAACTAATTCAGTACTATCAACAAGTATTAAAACACGTCCATTATAGCTTTCTGCTAATTCTGAAAAAATAACTGTTTTCCCTCCGCCTGTTGCAAGTTGAACACATATTTTTTTGTGGTGGTTTTGATTTATTTTCTCTAATAAATCTTTTTGGTAATCTCTTAAAATCCTCATACAATAAAAAACCCCATAAATCGGAGGTCGCTGTCTCGTCATTACGGGGAGTTTATAAAATTTCTATAAGTGTCAGCGACAACACAAATGTAAAGATAATCAAATATATTTATTATAAACTCTTTTTTTATAAAATTTTACTCTTTTTTTCCTGCTATCTCGAATTTTCTGCTGTTCGCTCCTACTTTTTTGATCAAATTGTTGCATTGATTTTTGTTGTTGGATCATATTCGTTTCGTGGACGCTGTAAGTTTGGCAGGAAAATAGTAGTAAAAGTATAATGTATTTCATAGATGTAAAGATAAAAAAAACCTCGCTATTACTAACGAGGTTAAAACGATAAATTTTTAATTTATAATTGATCAAAAATTGAAACTTGGTTATTCTTATTACTTTCTTCTATTCCTATCATAGTATTGTAAATTGTTTTTCCAGCTTCATAGTCAACTAAATTTCGTGCTACTTTAATTAAAGATTGGTTTCCTTTATAGCTTGAAATATCTATTTTATGAAATTCACAAAGTCTATTTAATTCATTTTTACCAGCTCCAATTTGTATTCTTCTATCATTTAAATTTGTAGGTAAATTAAAATTAGTCCAATATAAATGACGACCTCTTTTTTTAGCTTGTATTAAAGGCTCGTAATAAGGAATAACATTTTCAACAACCCATTTACCTTTAAAATAATGCTGTAAAAATAATATTTCTTCATACAATTTCATGTCTGGGTAAATAGCTTCTGTAGTAGTATCATAATTATAACTATTCCAATACCTCGCCCTTGAGTGTGTTGGGCAGGGTGGTGAACTCCATATAAAATCAAATTCTTTAAAATGCTCTAACAAATATTGGTGAGCATCTGCAACTATTACCTTATCATTTGGGAATCGCTCTTGATATAATTTAGCAAGTTCTTCATCCAATTCAACCGCTGTAACATCGCAATTTTCCCAAAGTAACCTGTTACCACCTAAACAAGCGTATAAATTTAGTACTTTAATTTTCTTCATTATTCACATATTTTTTACGGTAATTTTGAATTGAATAGCCAAAGTATTCCTTTTTGCAATGTTTTAAGACTATTTTAGCTCGTATCTTGCTTGACTTACAGAATAAAGTTTTAAAGTCTTTACATCTAAGATATGCAAGTCTATGTTTATTCCTTATTAACGAGTTACGTTTGACGTAATTTTCGTATTTTAAAGTGCTATCCATCATTCAAATTCTGTTTTTATTATTTCTCTACCATTATCTAACATTCTATAACCTACATTTGTTAGTGCTGAATATTCATCTACTATATTATTTTTATCTTTATCTTCATTTAAGGTTATAACTGGCTCATTATTCCAATCATTTAAGGCATTGTAAAGCCTTTTTAATAGATAGTTAGGATTGACTTTCATTTGAGTTTCTAACAAGTCTAAAAAAGGTATCTGTAAAGATATTAATAAAGCAGTTTCACATTCGTAATATTCAGGATTACTTTTATATTCGTTTGCGTATTCTAGTTTTTCCAATTGTCTTTTTAATTGTATTTCTTTCTTATTCATTTTCTTAAAAATTTAGCATTTGCTATAAACTCATCCGCCATTATAATAGCATCTTGTTTAGATATAGTTGTATATTTACCTCTTTTATCTGTTATATAAATTTCTTCAGAAAAATCATATAATCTTACAATATATCCATAAATTGTTGACTGTATATTAGCTCCGCTTTCCTTTTTTGATAATATCTTTAAAGTATTTGCGAAATCAATTAAGTCATGTTTTTTAATAAAAAATACTGAAGCTCTATCAACTATATGGGTGTATTCTTTGTTTTGGTAACCATAGTAAAAATAAGTCATTGTGTCTTTAGAATTTTCTATATCCATTGATATATCCCAACCACCTGTTCCAGTAGCTAATTTTTTAGTTTCAGTCATTTGAGAGAAAACATTTGATGCTATAAACATCGCTACACTAATTGCTAATTTTTTCATTTCTTATCAATTTTAAATTTTGAACTATCTTTTTTTAAACTTACTAAATAGTATTCTAGTGTTTCAAAGTGAATGTGGTAAGTTGTTTTGTCTATTTTAATTGTTTTCATAGTTTATTTTATTTCGTGTATATCTCTGTTTTGGTTGTATATGCGATACGAGTGGCGGGTATATGCTAGTTATAGCCAATTAATAAGAATACACATTCCTACTAAAAAGCCGAATAATCCGAATCCAAATGTCATTACCTGAAATACATCTTTATTCGATACTCCTTCTGGGTTTGGTTTTGTCCACCATGTATATTTTTCCATATTTATAAAATTAACTGGCTATAACAAGCAATATAAAACAGTTGCCAGAAAACTGCATCATATTTGAAACGAACTAGAAGGCAACCGTTATATATTATATTCTCTCATTATCTCGTTATACGTTGGTGCTTTGTATTCGTAATTTTCGCCTTCAAAATAAGGTTCTTCTTTATAGCCAATTACAGCTTGTCTAATGTAGTGCATTCCTTTACTGGGCTTTATGACATTCCTTCTATCTTTCCTAGCTTGTATCTCATTCTTATAATGACATTGTCTACATTTATAATAGAAATATTGTCTTGGTTCTGCTCTATGTTTGTTGTAACTTTCCATAAAGTTAAGCACGTTCAACTTTTTTTCAACCCCACATTGTTTACACGTTCTTTTCATAATTCAGGCTTATCAATTAAAGCAATTGTTATATTTTCACTTTCATATCTGTAGTTCTTATAGTCTTCATTCCATTGCACCTGGTAACCTTTATCGAATAAAAACTTTTCAAGTTGATCCGTATTCCAAGCTAGCAATTGAACTCTGTAGTCAGTAATTTCAACACTAAAAAAGTTATCTAAATTCAATTCAAAATGTAATCTCCAGGCATTATCTAAATTTGTTTTCATCTTATTTTGTTTTAATTGTGTATGTATTTCGTTCCCAACTTTTAAGGTTTTTTACCCTATCCATTTCTTTACCATATAATCCCCAAAAGTACATTGCCCACTCGTTAAAATCTTTTGGTTTATCTTTTGGAAAAATTGTTTTGCTAATTCTTAAAGTTTTCATAATTTCTAGTTTTTAAATTTTAGTTATTAAATATCCTGAAGTATACAACCAACCTAATGGTGTATTACCTCTTTGACTGTAAATTGTGTTTTCGTCTGCGGAAACAAGGTAGCAATTTCCTCTTATTTCGCTAATAAAGGCATTTTCACAAAAATATTTTGTTTGCCAATTTCTAGTGACATTTGTTTCAACGTTTACTCGATCTCCAATTTTCAATTCTGCATTCATAATTTCTAGTTTTTTAGTAATTGTTATCTGTGACAAATATACACACTTATTCTTTAATATACAAGCGTAAATTTAAAATAAATGTAAAATAAAAATTAACTACCTAGATTTAAGATAGTTAATTTTAAAAATAATTCATATTAAAATGCTTCGCAACTTTCTTCGCATCCATTTGATATGTCTATAATTTCTAGTTCTTTACCGTTATGTAATAATGAAGTTTGAAAATTGATTAATTGTGTGTCATCTATTGCGTTTAATATCTTTTTATTTTTACTCATTTGTTCAATATCTTTAATTGTTTTACTTTCTCTAAAAAATCTAATTGGAAAAGCTATTTTATTTTTATCTCTTTCAGGCTTTACAAATTCTTCAAACTCTTTTTCCATTTGCTTAAAGAACTCAAATTTTTCTTTATTTTCTCTAAAAATAGTAACTAATTTTCTATCTGATTTTTTCCAACAAGTTTTACAATTACCTTCATAACCTTTTAAATTTAAGCGAAACGGCATACTATTCCAAAAGTTATTAATTATCAGTTTAGTAATATTGTGTTCAGCTAATGGATAGTAATATTCGCCTAATCTATCCATTTCGTCAGCACGTATGCCAATAGCAGTTTTGTATTTTGAAGGCTTCCAACCGATAGAACTCATATATCTTTTAATTGTTTCTTTCTTCATGTCTCTGGAACAAACATTGTTTTGTATGTTAGGTATTCCGAAATGTGAGATATGTTTTCTAAAAGGGTGATTTTTCCATTTATTTTTTATTTCAATTGGATTGTGTGAACGATAAGCAGTTTCAAAATTAACAATATTAAAAGAACTTCTTTCATATTCCAACCATATAATGTCAATGTTAAAAAATTTAGAAACTTCATTTACAAAAATTAAAGTTTCTTCATTTTCTTCTCCTGTATTTGCAAAAACAAATTTATATTCTTTATTAGGTTCGTTTAATAATAACCAATTAATCATATAAGCTGAAGTCTCACCACCGCTAAACGAAACTAATACTTTATTCATAAATAACATTTAAATACATTTAATACTTTCTCGCTTACTGGCATCTTATAAATTATGAACTTATTGTAAGTAACTCGATTGATACTTTCTAAAACTTTCTCACGTAATGGAGATTTTGATTTCAACCCAACTACTATTCTTTGTTGGGTTTCAAGTGTGACAAAGCTATTTCTAACTTCGTCACACATTGATTTATCTACTAATAATTTCAAAATGGTGGCTCTTCTAATATTGTATTTTCAATTTGAACTTCATTTGTAATTGGCTCAATTCTCCAGGCATCTAAAGAAACAAAGTTACTTACTATTTGAGTTGTTGGATTAGTCCAGTCACGTCCGTTTAGATTACAACTTACATTCACCTCGTCGTTAACTTTGAACTTGTCTAATAGACTGCATTTGTCTTTCGTCACTTGAATTTTAAACGTGTTAGGATACGTTTCATTTGTTACTACTTTAAACTCTCTTTTTGAAAAGTTTTCACTTACTACGATTGTGTCGTTTATTCCTACAATCTTACCTTTAATTTCAATGTTCATACCTGTTATTTATTTATTATTATTACTATTAACATACTCATTATATAATAACCTACTGCTATTATTATAGCTCCTAAAATTATCTTAAACATTTTTAACCATTATAGATGATTTACTAAATGTTATTATAGGGCGTTGTAAAACTTCGCCTGTGCTTTCATCTAAGCTACTAACTTTTGAAAGTGCAACTTGTTTATATTTGTCCTCAATTTCTTTCAAGTTATCCTTAGCAATTTTCCACTCTTCAATATCTGAAAAGTCAATTAACCTACGTCCTTCAACTTTTGTAATCATTTTACTACCGTATTTAAAACTTTTTTCCGTACGGTTTTCAGCTTCTTCAATAGCTAGTTCCTGAACTTCTCTATTAACTTTGTCTGCTATGTCTTTTACTTCCTTAGAAATAGTGTATAGGCTCAAAGCGTCTAGTTCTCCATTTCTAACAGCGTTAACCATCATTTCAAAATGATCTTGTAAAGTTATAACAGTTGCTTCGGTAACTACTGATAAATGAAACGGATTTTCAGTTGGTGTGTTTTCGTAGTGCATTTGATCTTGTTTGTCTATGTCGTTTAAATTTTCCATTTTTTTATATATTAAGTAATTCAATAATTTTTTTTATATCTGTTTTATTTAATTTAGAATAAATATCAAATAATTCAATTCTAAATTTTGCAGGTTCTTGTTGATATTTTCCATATTTTTCTAAACCTTTTTTTCTATAAACACTCGTATGATATAGTGTTATTTTATGAATTTCATCTTCCATCTTATTTGCTTTTTTCTATTAATAATTGTTCTATTTCGTTACTTACATTATACTTTGCTTTGATTTGATCAATCGTTCCTTTGCCCTCTTTTAAAGCATCTACGCAACGGATAAAGTTAGTTGAACCAACTTGTAAGATTTCTTTAACTATTGGTTGTGGTTGGCTTGCTCTTTGACCATCATCGTCATCCGCCTGTAAACTCATCAAACTTTGTAATGTATATCTACGGTAATAAGTCACTTGACTGCCCAAAGCCTGTGCCGTTAAATTTGGGCTTAAGTCAATTGCACTTTCTACCATTTCAAAAGTATCAATGTCAATGATTTGTGTAAAAACCTTGCCATCTTTAATAGGCTGTAACATTATCAAACCTTTTTCAAGTAGTATTGGTTCGACTGCTTCAATTAATGCGTTTAAATCTGCGTACGTGTTTTTGAAGTGTGGGTTTTTTGCGTTTTTCTTTACCACTCCAATTTCTTTCTTAGCCTCGTGTATTTTTGCGTAAATTTTCATAATTTCTCGTATATTAAATCCATTATTTCTTCTATTTGTTTTTCTGAAAATATATCAGTAACATCAATGTCCTGAATGTATACTGTTAAGTCTTCGATGTCACCACCCTCCTCAGGTTGATACATTGTTGCTGGCACATATTGGTCGATGCTAAATTCACATCCTAGTTCAATGTGTAAATATTTTACGTAAGTTTTCATAATTTTAGTTGTTTTAGTTAAAATTTACTTTTTCACATTTAAAAGAACCATCTAATTGTTTAACGAAATAGTGGTGCCATTCATTAATTGTTGATTCTTGACTTTTAAGAGCATATAAAAAGCCATTTGATACATATACATTGTCATCATCGTTAGTATTAATTTGATCTAAAATATTTCTACCATTTAAACCCATATCAATTAGTAAATCTTTCACATCGTAAGCATCAATTTTGTTTATCTCTGTTCCTCTGTAGTTAATTTTTTCAGTTTTCATAATTAATTCGTTTTAGTTACCACAAATATACAAACTCTTTTTTAATTATACACTAGTAAATTTAAATTATTTTAAATAAAAAAAGTGAGATAATTTTAATCACCTCACTTTTAAACTATTAACTATAAAACTAAATTATGAAATATAAAGATAGTTATTTTATTATTAATATTTGCTTTCTATTTGTCTTTTTTTCAGTATAACTTATATGAACCCACGAAAAATTATACTCATTTATTATCTGATCAAATTCTAAATTAGCTTTGCACCACTCAAATAACTTCTTATTTTCCTCAATTGAGCCAGCATCCATATCAATTGCTTCGCCTTTACAATGTTGACTAGACAAACTACCTTTAACAGCTTTGTTAAGCTTTAAACCTCTGTAAAATGAATTAATACGAATAGGTTTTTTATACCATTCACGTAAAGGCTCAAAGCATTTTTCAGCAACTAGTTTCATACAAGCTAAATGTTCATCAGTCGGTATGTTATCTATACCTAATCTAGTAGCTGTAGATGAAAATGTAGCTTCTTTAAGACTTATATGTTTGCTTATCATATTTTAGTTAGTTTAGCAATTGCAGTAGCCGTTGCTCCAATAGTTACCATTACCCCACCGATAACCGCAGTAGCCGGCAAAGTTATTAACCCACCACCAATTAAGCCTACAATTATACCTAAGTGAATGACCTTCTTGAAAAACATCGGAGTATCTGAATTCCATCTTTTTTTTAGTTCTTTCATATTAATTCTTTTAATTTATTATTATATACCTCACTTGCTTCCTCTTCATTTAAAAAATAACCTAGAAAAAGATTTTTACCATTAATTTTGAATCTAACTGTCCATTTGTTTCTTTCTTTATCCCAACTAACTCCAGTATATTTTGAAGTTCCATTTTTTCTATCTTTAGATGCATTTTCTCTATTAGTTATAATTTGTAAATTTTCTAATCTATTATCTAATGGATTATTGTTTATATGGTCTACTACTAATTTTAAACCACAAGGCTTATGACCTAAAAATGCTATTGCCATTAATCTATGAGGATTAGATGTTTTTATTTTACCATTTTTATATAAACTTACACTATAATAACCATTTGTATCTTTACCTAGTTTTAAAATTTTCTCTTTACATATAAATGGAAATTTACCTTTATTAAATTTTATTCGTGACAAACTTTTAATATTACCTAAATTACTAACCTCATAAATACCCTCATAACTAGGTAATTCTTTCCAAATTTCTTCCATTGTTTTATACGTTTTTACTCACGTTATTAAAAGAATGGAGCAGGAACGTGAACCTTTTGCATAAGACCGCTAAGCCTTAACTCCTCTATAAATATACTAATTATTCACAAAGTATCCTACCTATTTCATTAGTTAATGATTTAAATTCTTTATAATCAAAGTTACAATTATTGTTATTTCTTACAAAGTCAAGACCTATATAAGCCACGAATTTACCATCTTTGAAATAAGGTGCAATATACACGCTTTTTACTCCTTGTCTATTAAGTGCTATATATGTACTCGTTTCTTTAATGTCTTTAATATCTGAATAAATCATTCTATCTAACATAACTTCTTGCAGAAAGTTAGGGAATAAAGAAACGGGCAAATTTTGCAAGTTTGGACCTTCATAACTTATACCATATGCACAAACTTCAAATGACATGTTGGTATGATTTCGATGAGTATTATCATAGTACATTATACTATTGCTAAATTGAAAGATATACGACCTATCAGCTTTGTATTTAAGCATCAAATTGTTAAGCATCTGCTGAATTAAAACATTGTTATTAATGTCCTCTTTTACTGGGTCATTAATCTTTTTTTCAACTACCTTAGTTATTAAGGGTTGGTATGAATAAAGCACTAACCCAACGAATAGAAGGATTAGTGCTATGTTTTTCATTTTTCTTAGTTCTGATAGTATTAATTTTATATTATTCATTATTTTTTAACTATAAATATAGTTATATTAAAGGATTTTCAACTATTTTTGGCTCGTATATTGTCAAAGATAAATCTTTAATAAATACAAGTTCTGAATTTAATTCGTCAAGATACCACAAGCCAAGACAATAGTAATATTCAATTTCTGATATTACCCAATTATTATTTAAGTCTTGAATAGGATTAAAATAACTATCAATTTCAAATTGTTTTCCTACTAATATATCTTTTTGTTCTGTTGTTAATATTGCTATCATTATACTTGTCTGCTTAAAGTTGTTTGAAAGGTGTTTACTAAATTTGTTAAATCAATACAATTTTGATTTGTTAAAGCATTTCCAATAAAAGAAAATGCTAATTCATGATTTGAATATAAATCTACACCAAATGACAATCTATTTCTAGCACCAAAGAAAAACTCACCATTTACATTTGTAGAGCTTAAAGTAGTATCTGTTCCTAGTGAAGTACCATTTCTATATGCTTGAAAATCATTAACTGAACGTCTTGTAGCCATTAACATTCTTGTACTTGGAGACTGTGTGTATGTTATAAAGCCAACATTAAGGTCGCCTATTATAAAATTCCCAGTTCCAATATTGTTTTGAAAAATATTTGTACCACTTTGATTTATACCATAACCACCTTGAGTAGAGTTAGTTCTTGAATAAACGCCAAATGATGCGGAGTTAAGTGTTAAATCATTTGTAGGGTTTAAAAAAGTATTTGCATAAGCATTTGTTCCGTTTGGTTGATAACCAGTTGCTGAAAATGTACCACCACCAAAAAATTGCAATCTAAATGCTACATCTAAATCTCTAGCATCCATAAAATTGTACTTGTGCGTTGACGCTGTACCACCAACAAATGGATAAACAGCTTTCATTTCAGCATCTAAATTATTGCTAATTAACCCTAAATCAAAGGTATTTAAAGCTCCTAATATAGTTGTGTCAGTTATTCCTGTTGCAGTTGCAAAAGCGGTTGTTCGTGCGGTGTAACTAGATACAACCGCCCTATTCATACTATTTATAAGTCCGTAGTACATTATGCCTGAATATTATATCCAACAACATCCCATTTACTATCTGTTGAATTGTAAATAATTCCTAAATACATAGTTTTACTTATTACCGTTGTTGTTGGTAAAGTGACTCCAATAGCTCTATAATTAGTGTCGAATGTAACACCTCTTGCGGTTCCGTTGTCTTTAATTCTAATCATTAAGGCTTGACCCTCTGTGAATGTACCCGTTGGATTTGCTAACGTTAAACCAGTAGCTTGTGCTGTAATTATAACCAAATCATTTGTTGAAATTGGAGTAACCGTTGCCGAACTTGATACTGTTTGAACTCTTGCATTCAAGAAAGTTTGGTCGCCCGTATTCGTTCCGCTTGTATTTCCTATAACTGTTAAATTTGCATCCGTTACATATCTTTTATTTAAACTGTCAGCAATATCAGCTGTTGTTATAGTTTGTAAAACCCATACAGCCGTTGCAGTTGTTGTATCGGTGCAAATGTATAAACTACCATCGTCTAATATCCATCTACTACCAACTATAAATCCTTTTGTATTGTCGTCTGTTGCACCAGGAGTGGTTGTGAAATTATGAGATACCTCTCTAATTGTAGTACCACCATCGCCCATCACGTAAAGCCTACCCGCTTCCCACTTTAACTCGTATCCAACTGAACAAATTTGAGCAATACCTTTAGCACCACCGTAGCCAGCGTCAATAGTTCCCTTTCTTAATGTAGATGTATTGTCAAATAGCACACCAACACCACCCGTAAATTCAATGTTATCAGTAGTTGTGTTGCCTTCCGTAGTGACTTGTTGTAAATCCTGTGCTACTAAGCCACCAATAAACGTATCTACTAAGTCAGGTACAACCGCAGTTATATAAGTGTCAACCGCTTGTGTTGTTGGATAAAGTGTATCATTTATTGTTGTAAAATCAGTTACTTTATTAGTTACGTCTTCTGCACTTAACGACTCCAATGTTTGATCGCCTGTGTTTGTTCCGCTTAAATTGTCAAGTTTTACTTTATCCGTAGCATTAAGTAACCCAGCTTCCTCAAAATTAGCTTCTGGCAATGTGACATCTGCACCCGTTGAACTTTCAATTTTGAAACTATATGGAGTTTTCGTAGATAAACTTAAATTAGTTGTACTAGTTAAACCAGCATCGATAAAAGCTCTAATTTCTTCAACCGTAGTTTCATTTGTTCCACCTTCATCTAGTATAGTATCTTTGTTTTTTTCGTGTGCTAAAACACTAGGGAAAATATCATTCCACTCAATACTATCAATAGTCGGTGCAACACCCGTGCTTTCAGTTGTTGCAACCCATAAACGACCGTTATAAGTAGTGTATTCGCCAGTTACATAGCTTCTAATTGAACTAAATGTTAACGTTGAATCACTAACATAGTTAGAAGCTAAAAGATCATTATAGATTTTGATTATATTTTGATCGAATTCAGCACTTGTTAAAGTATCTTCTTTATTGATTAACGGTGCATTGTCCGTTTGCCTTAATATTAAATTGTCGCTATTCATTATGAACCTATATTTCTAATTTTTATACCGTTAGTAAAGTTAGCATTTTTATCACATTTAAATAGTGGATATGTTGCTTTATTTCTTTCTAAATATTTCTTAATATTTTCTTCGCAAAATGTAGCTCCTGAACGTGCTTGAGATACTAATCTACTAATAGTTTTTTCCTCTACTTTGTCCGAATATTGGTTAGTTTTGTGAACTAGTCCAGTAGCTGTTGAAATCACGTTTGAATTAGCTAAATATCTTGCGTATGTAGAATAAACTAAATATTGTTTTATGCCGTCCAAATAATACACCTCATTTAGATAAGTATATTGACCGCCGTTAAACAATAAAGCATATTTATCTAGTGATGGCAAAGCCGAAAAATCAGCTATTAAATCTAAATAAAAAGCATCGCCTATTAATTCACGTAAATCGAAATTTTGAGATTCTAAAATATGCGGGGTTAATTGCTTTATTTCATTAACATTCAAAGAAATTGACTTAACCGCCTGAATATTTGCAAGTGTTATTAATTTTGTTGTTATCATATTAATAGATTATTTTCTTTAGGTTCATATCCTAATGATATTCTAATTTCATCTTCAGTAAAATATTGAGCGTAAGCCACATCAATAGGTTTTGAATATTTCAAGGGCAAAATTGAATAATCATTTGAAGGGCAAATATTATAATAATAATTGGTAAATATTTCGGTTAAAATCTCTTCAACTACTAATCTGTCATCTGAAGTTATACCATTATAATAGTCGAAAGCGTCGCTAATCTCTTTTGACGTTCCTAAACTACCAGCCACACGTAAAAGTAAAACGGGTGGTATTAAAAACATTTTAATTATAGCATCACGTGAACTGTTTTCAGTATACTCGTAAAGACCATCGTAGTTTTGAATGTCTAATTTCTTAAGTTCGATTGCCTCTTCATTGCTTTCACGCTCGATTACCATTATACGACCTGCACCCTCACCACCCTGAAACGCTCTCATATTTTCATCAAACAATTCAGCGTCCTCATCGCTTTCTGTTTTTCCCATTACGAGTAAATGAGAAGCCAAAAAGTTATCAGTAGCCGTAGAATGTTTGAATTTCTTTAATTGACCTTCAGTTAACATGTCCTCCAATACTGCGTCAAATGGAGCTAATGGATATTCGTTCATAGGTGAATAGTAGATTTGACCTTTATAATTTTCCCAACCGCCAGCTTCTTCGACTTCTAGTTCTACATTTGCAGGATTATAAGGGTTAATGTAAACTATATCAGTCTTATCGAATTTCTTGTGCTTAGTCATTCCCCAGTCATCGTAAACCTCAATCATTCCATAACGTGCATCACCCTCAGGAACTAATCTACAAAATTCAAATGGAATTAAACTAACCTCCCTTTTTTGATAAAGTCCGTTATAATTAACGTGAATAGCGACACCGCCAAATTTACCGAAATCCTTAACTAATTTTCTAACAAATTTATCCGTAGTTTCACCTTTTGAGTTAATTTTACTTTTATAAAAATCTGTATCTTTTAACCCGCCACCAAAAACAAATTTTTCGTATAATTTTAAACAAGTTTTCGCAGTTCCTGAATCATTGACAATATCAGTTACCCTTTGCGGATATTTATTATCAAAGTCATATTTCTTTACGAAAAAACCAATGTTATCTATAACATCAATTCTTTGCGTGACCTTTTGAGCCGTAGATTTAACTTTCGCCATTACTATTTACGTTTAGCCCTAGTTTTCTTAACTAACTGAATTACTTCTTTAATTTCTTCAGCTAATTCTTTAACGTCCTCAACTATACCAACTATTTTTTGCCAATTTTCAGGAACTTTCTCAAAGAATTTAATCAATACTGGATTGTGTTTAAGTGCTGAAATACATTGTTTATCAGTTGAATGTTCAGTAATTGTGTCAATTCCGAACGACATGATAACCGATCCTTTTTTTACGTGAAATTGTTTTTCCATTTTTTCTATTATTTTGTTTGTTATGTTTGGACGTTTTAATGCAAAAAATAAGTCTTCTATACATTCGCACTTTTGAGCCTTATTTAGACTTATTCCAAATAAAGTTATATTTAATTTATTAGCTTCTTGCCACTCCGTAGATAAATGGTTACCTCTCCATATACTTTTGGTTTTTTCGTAACTTAAAACTTTATCAATTTCGTTTTGCATATCTTAAAAAAAAAGGGCATCAAATAAATGACACCCTTAAATTTAGCAATTATTTTTGATATTACAATAAACTATCTACAACCGCTTTAGACGCTGCATAAGAAGTAATGAATAAAGAGTTCGGTAAACGAGGTTCTTTATTGTTAATTGTAGTAAAAGTAAAATCAAATGCACCTTGAGTATCCGCATTATTCGGGTCTCTTTCTAGAACTGACATTTCAAGTCCAGTTGTTAAACCATATATCTCAAATGAAGCGTTACCCGCAACACCTTTGAAATAATTTTCTGTGATAATAACAAAACGTCCATCCTTCATTGAGTTAAGTTGTTCTTTAATCTCAGGTGAAATATCAAAACCTTTCATCATAACAGAATGATCAAACATATTGTTGAAACCAACTTTAACCATTGAAGCTTTCGGTGCAATTGAATTGTTTTTACCATCAATTTGATATGCTAATTTACCAGCCGCTAAAACGATGTCCTCTACTGTGTTTATATTTACAGCGTCGAAAACTAAAGAAGAAATATCATCAAAGTTAAAGATAACCGCTCTGTCACGAGTACCACCTTGCATAGGCGTGTCGCAACTTATTAAAATGTTTGAAGCTATAGCTCCACATACTACTGACATATTTATATTTTTTTAAAGTGAGTAAAAAGGGAGTGTTTAGCTCCCATTTAATAATTAATATGCAACTTGAATTTCGTAATCAAGAACTACTTTTGCATCAATGTTGAATGCGAAGTCGATAAAGTTTTTCTTAGATTTTTTATCATTGAAAACATCCATTCCAGACATTGCAGAAACTTCTTCAGTACCTACTTGTAAGTTTGTTGGAGTAACTAATACCGCTCTGTGAGGTAAGTGATAAACTGTTCCATTAGAATAGTAAGAACGGATAATTCTGTCCCATAAATTGAAAGAGTAAACCTCAATACCACCAGACTTAAGTAAAGTAATACCGTTTTCAAGTCTTTCAGTTGTGAACGCTACGTTATAAGCTAATAACTCTCTCTCATATTGGTCAGCAACTGATTGAGTTACAACATAAACCAAACCAGCTTGTTCACGTAATCTGTAATCCGCTCCAAAACGCATATTTTGTAATGCATTTGAAACTACTTTGTTTGTTGTATCCGTAGATGTGAAATTTTGAAGAGCAAATGACGCTTGTCCATTTCTAGAAGCTAAATCAGTTGTTTTTCTAGTTGCATCAGCAGTTACGATAGCGAAAATTTGTTTCCAAAAACCATCGATTTTGTTGAAATAAGCTAAGTCTGTTCCGTTAGTAATTACACCCCCGTCAACAACATTTTCAGCTGTAGTATCACCAAACCAAGCAATTCTGTAAATAGCTTCTTGAATAGCATCTGTTACCAATTCCTCAACAAAGTTCAAGAAATCAGTCCCTGTAAGGTCATATTTTTCAATACCTTTTTTCGTACCATACAAAAAGAAAGTTTCTTTTAAGTCTGACCAGCAAGACTCGAATCTATCAGAAACAACCGCAGGATTCCAGAATTTTTCTGTGTTTACAATTGCGTTAGTCGCACTTGAAGGGTCACAAGAACCAGTTCCTTTACCTACTAATCCATTCAACCTTCCTAAGATTGCAATTTGTTTTTTCGCTACAATTCCATTCACTACAGAATGAAATTTTGTTAATTCAGGTTTTGAGAACGCACTCTCAAATACCGCTTCGGATACTGCTTTGATCTCTTCTCCGTTGAATGTTAAATCTGTTACATCAATTAATGCCATCTTGTTTATTTATTTATTATTTGTTTTTACTAATTAATTTTCTTTCTTTCATTTGCTCCTTGATAGTCTTAGGAGTTTCAATTTCTCTAAAAACCGTCGCTTGTGCAGGAGGCGTATAATTACTCCCAACTTTCGCAAGTTCTTCCATTTTAGCCACAACTGTTTCGGCAACTCCATTTGCTTTATCCAACTCCAATTTCAATGCTTCAATTTCAGCTTTTAAACTTTCATTTTCAGCCATCAAAGTATCCATTTCTTCTTGCGTAGGCATTGCTGAAAGTTCAACTTCCAATTCTAGTTCAGGTGCTTCAGCTTCCATATACTCAGAAACTAATCCGTTTAAAATAACGATTGTAGCACCTTCATTAGTTAAGTAAGTGCCATCTGTTGGAACTGTACCGTCTTCCAATAATACAGAATCACCAACTTGAATGTCATCAAAAGGTAGTTCTAAATTACCTTTATCCGTTTCAACCATCATTGCTAGTTCAGTTCTTTCAACCGTAGCAACAATTTCTTCACCTTTTAAAATCGACATTGCTAAGGCAACTCTTTCCATTAATGGTTTTTTCATATTTGTTTGTTTTTGATTATAAATTAGAGCCACCGCTCTTTGTTGCTGTTTTGGAACTATTGCGGAAGCAAAATTCAATTTCAAACATTGATCAGTTGTTAGACTAGTTTCAATTTTCATCAAACCGCTTAAAGCCTCTTTACTAACTCCCGTAGCCTTAGCGTAGTTATTGATCATTTCACTTTCAGTTTCCTTAATATTTTTAGACATTTCTTCAAGTGCATTTGCATCACCTGTAACGTTCATTAAGAATGGATTATGAATAATGTATGCTGTACCCTCTTGAATAAATCTGTTATTAAGTGGAACTGATAAATGTATTTCAGTTGCGATTGAAGCACAAAGATTTTCTGCAATTGTGTTAACATTTCCTAGTGAAGAAAGAAATTGAGCGATTGAACGACCTACCTCGACATAACCGCCCTCACTATCAATATGTACATTGATTGTATCTACTTCTCCAAGTCTTTGAACTTGCGAAACTACATCAATTAATTCAACCCCAGTTTTAGTAATTATACCATTTTCATCGTATGAATTACCAATTTGACCTTTTATGTAGACATTTCCTATCATATTGTAAATTTAATTTATTATTGTTGTGTTAATTTGACTTTAAAACGTCAAAAATTATAAGTAATAATTGACCGCTATTTCAGGATAATAAGTTTGAAGGACATTAAATATCTCAGGTTTGTGAATTTCAATCTCACTTACCAAAGTTTCTTCAATCGTTCCGACTATTGTATCATCATGACCATACAATAACAAGTCTTTTAAAGCTAAATTAGTCGGAGCTAATTCGTAATAAAATGTACCGTTATGATTATCTACTATTCTGTGAATTTCTACGTTAAATTGTTCCATATTATAAAGCATATCCTATTAAATGTGACCATTGTGTTACCGTTGCTAATGCACTTGCTCCGTTTGTTCTAATTGATTGACACGCTAATAAAGTTGTTGCGTCTGGCAAGTCAGTTGAAAGTGTTCCTTGTGCTGTTATTCCTGTTTCTCTGTTTGTTATTCTATACTTTACCTCCGTTGTGTTAGTTTCATTGTATAAATCAAAAAAGTAAAAAGCATTTAACGAAGCTCCAACCGTTCTATTTGCGGGGAAATCACTACCCAAATCTATTTGACTTGCGACACCAGTTGCATCGTTGTAAAATATCTGTAAATTTAAATCACTTGCATCACTACCAACTCCTATGAAATTTATCAAACTTGAAACATCTACTAAATTGCTTATCGTACTTAATGAACTTGTAGGTAACAACCCGTGAAATTGTTTAGCACCCGTCACATAAGAAGCGTCTTGAATACACCAACCAACCGAAAAGCTGAAACCTTGCCCAACTGAATACCTTAAAGAAGCAGTCCTAATACTAGCTTTTGACCCTGCGGTTGAACTTGTTGGAATTTGCGTTCTAATTGTACGTGTTAAATTGTTTGTATTTGTTATTGAAATTCCCGAAGCTGTACCACTTAATGCGGCTGTTGAAACGTTGCCCAATACTGAAAATGTAGCCGAACCATTATTGGCATAGTAACCTCCTGGAATGTCACTTGCCGAATGTGAGGGAATAAACGAACCACCAACAACTGAAGGCTGTTTATTTTCCCAAAGTAAAGTTGAACTATTGTATTGAATTATGTCGTTATTTGCTAATGTGCCACTATCAATTTTAACATTATGCAACTCATCTAATTCATAACCATTATCTACTTTTACAAATATTGTTCCTTGCGTAATGTGTGCCGAAACTACATAACCAATTATAATTAAATGATTCGGTGCTATTGGTTTAATATTGGTTAAATTACCAGCAGTTGTTGGACTTAAATAAACTATATCTCCATCTAGCCAAGTTTCACTCTGTAAAGAACCCGTTGTATTAATACCTCTAACTAATCCACTTGTTGTTATAAAACCCTCTTGATTGTTTGCTATTGTTTCTGTAACAATTCCAATAGTTTCAGCACTTAACAAATCATTTGTCGCTTGTGCTAAGTCTACTTTCAATCTTTGACCTTGAGAACCCGTTACCCTTACTGCTTGGTAGTTTGCTTCTGATAATGTTACATTTGTAGATGTTTTATTTACTACTCTTAAAACTTGCTCTTGACCAACTTGCAAAGTAACATTGCCACCTTTTAATTTTAAATCTAACGTTCCGTCAGTATCATTCCATACCATTGATCCAACCGTAGTTGGTATATCAGTAGGTGTATTATCAAATTCTAAGTTTCCTAACTGAACACCAAACTCACCCAAATTAATATCACTTGTCGCACCCGTATATGGTACTTTTGTAGTCCATTTAGTCGCATTCTCAAATGTCGAAGGAGTTAGATACTTATCTGTTAATGTTCCCGTGTTTACCTCGTTTTGCGTTGCCGTTGTTGGTGCATCTATATACTCCCAACTTGTACCGTTTGAGTAATAAAGTCCATTTGATTTATATGTCCCTAAAATTCTATAGCCTTGTGTACTTGAAACCCAATAGAAATCGTTTGAAACTAGTGTAGGATCTGGCAAACTTGCATAATTTGAAACAGTATTAATTACCGTTCCTGCCCCACTACCTCCTGAGGCTGGATTAAAACCCGTATTTTCCGCATACCAAAGTTCCCATGCAGAAACACTAGCGTAAGCCGTTCCATTTTCCTGAGTTAGTTCACTAAATGTCACATAATTTACACCCAAGTCATCTGAATAGATACTGTAAGTTTCATTTGATACGTTTGTTTTGGTAATCTTAACCTCATTTGCGTGGTCTTGTTTGATGTCACCACTTGCATTCACTAGATAAATGTAATTACCTTTTTTGTAGATTTTCATTGTTCAAATCGTTTAATTATTCTGTATACTATTCTTTCACTAACTCCAAAAACATCGGAAACATCTGTAATCGATTGAGTTTTTTTCACTCCTTTTTCCATTTGAAATTGATACGCTTTGTAAATTTTAAACCAAGTTAGTACGTTTACCGATATAAGACCTGAACGTAATAAGTCATGAAGCTCTCCGCTATCATGTAATTTTTCGAGTAATTTTATAGACATATTCAAAGTTAGTTAAAAATTCGCTCTATTTTCAACACTTGCCAAATTACCTTGAGCATCGTTTATATCCTGAACGATTACAACTGGTTTCGGCATCAATTCAATCATTCTCAATAATTGGTTTTGTGCGTTTAATTGATTGTCTAAATTATTAGATATTGAACTAGCAACCGCCCCACCGTTGGCAAATTTAACCGCCCCACCATTAGCCATTAAAGGTACACCACCCGTAGCCATATTAATGTTAGATAATTGACTAATTAATGGAGTAGCTCTTTTGTTTAGAATAAAGAAACTTTCATCTTTTTCAACCTCTATTTGCGTACCGTCCTCAAAGTAACCTTTCGTTCCACCGTTTGCATGACTATTTCCACCGAATAAACCCCCTTTTGCAAATTTAGGAGTAGGTTGTGAAGCTATTAATCCAACTTGAACTGCTCCCAATACACCTGCTAAAATCGCTAGTGGTGGATTTTCCAAAGAAGCTGTAACACTTACTGCGGTGTTCATAATTGCCTTAATTATATTAGCTTGTTTTTCTTTTTCAAATGCTTCTTTTTTTAGTTTACTTTCAGTTGCTCTAAATGTAGCATCTAATTCAGACTTCTTACTTTTAAATTCAGCTTCAGTAATTAACCCAGCTTCTAGTTGAGCTTGTAATTGTTTTTGATTTTCATCATTTTTATTTTGTTCCGCTAATAACTCTTTAGCTAATCTATTTTGTGTTATTTGTGAAAGTGCATCCGTCAATTGAATGGCACTATTTAAAGCAATTTCAGTTGTTTTTTGAGCTTTTAATTGTGCTTCACTTAGTCCTTGTTTAGTTTCTTCTTTATTACCTTCAGTTTTTATTTTTTGAATATCTAACTCTAATTGTTTTTGAATAGCTTGTTTTTGAGTTGCTGTATATTTATCTAATCCAATTTCAATTTGTGCATTTTCAGTTAATATATCAATTTTTGTTTGTTGAAAATCTAAAAGAGCTTGTTTTTCATCTGCTGTATCTTTTGCTTTTAGATAATTTAATTCAGCATTTATTGATTTTATTTCATTTGTTGTTTTTCGTTCGTCCTCTATTTTTGCTTTATTAAATAATTCAGTATCTTTTATACTTTGTGCATCACGTACTTTTTTCTTATTTTCATAATCAGTATTAATTTTTTCTTTTTCTAGCGTATATTTTATATCAATTTCAGTTATTAATTGAGCGTTATTATCTGCTTCTTTTATTTCTTTATTATAATTATCTAATGTACGTGCTAAAGCATCTGCATTTGCTTCTTTATCTAAAGCGTCTAATTTAGTATTTTTTTCTTTTTCAATATTAATTAGGTCTTGAGTGCTATTGGTAGATAATTCAGACATTGCACTATATGTAGCTTCAATTTCATCATATCTATTTTGATTTGATTTTTCTTCGTTTGATAATTGCAAATCTGCTAGTTTATAAAGAAAATCTAATTTCTTTTGTTCAGCATCAATTTCTTTTTGATCTGCAATTTGTTTATCTGCTAATCGTTTATCACTTGCCGTTTTATTTTCTTGAGCAATTGCGTTATTATTTTCTAATATTAAATTCTTTCTTTTATCCTCATAAAGTTGGTTTTCATTTGTAAGCTCTAAATGACTTTTTTCAATGTCATCATATTGTTTTTTCAAATTATCCTTCCTTTCACCTTCTTCAATTCCTGCAATTGTATTTGCTAAATTTCTTTTTAAAGTTTCTGAAGCTTTTATTTCAGCTAATTGGTTATTATTTGAATCTTTTAATAATTTCAATTTTAAATCTCCAATTTCCTTTGCACTTTTACCTTCTAATTCAGCTCTACGTATTTCTAGATCAGAGGTTTTTTCTAACCATTTTTGTCTTTCTTTTATACTTTCAATGTTTTTTTCTAATGATTTTGTGTGTTTTTCTTGAGCCTTAACCGCTTGTTCACTTGTATAGTCACTCCACATTTTTAAAGCACCAACAACACCAGCAATAACACCTACCATCAAAAACATAGGATTCATTAAGATTGCTTTACCTAATGAAATCAAAGCACTACCCATGTTTTTTAAACCACCTAAAACCTCTTTAAATGACATTCCCTTAGAAATAACAGCCATTTGTTTCATTTTCTCCGAAACTCCAGCGAAATCTAAGTTCATTAAGTCATCCTTAACAAGTCCTAAGTTGTTAGATAGTTTCTCAAAGCCAGTACCACCAGAAGAAGCTTTAACATTCTCGTTAACCTCTTTAATTTTATCGCCTAATTCCCCAGCTTTCTCGCTTGCTTGTTGGTATTCAACTGAACCAGCGTCTAATCCAACCATTTGAGATTTTAAAGCCTTTAATTCAGCTTTTAGACCTTGAATACCTTTGTCGTAGTTACCTACTTCACGTTGGTTATCTCCGTATGCTTTCTCTGATTTCTTTAAAGATTCATTTAAATCGTTTACTTCTTTATTAAGTTGCCTTCCACTTTCAGTATTTGCAATTTGATCAGCAGTTAAATTACGTAAAGCAACTTTGCCAGCACTTAAAATGTCCGCTTGTTCTTTTAACGTTAAATTTTGCTTATTACCTAACCTTTCATTTATTTCAATTGCTTTACTCGATTGATTTAATATTGCATTTTGTGCCTTTATTTCAGCTCCCAACTTAGCATAAGCCAAAGCACCCTCTTTGGTAGTTTTGTCTAACTCCGATTGTCTTTTTTTAAGATCCAAAATCTTTGCCGAAGCTTCTTCACTATTCTTTTTTAAATCTCCGGTATCTAATTTGATACTCAATAATATTGTTTTGTCCTCGCTCATATCTCAATTATTTCGCAACTTGTCAAGCCACCTTTGTAATTTTCTATTTTGTTAATGTAAAAGTAACCACTTATATTTAAATCAGGACGTTGTATTTGTATCGGTATAGTGAAATCTAGATCACTTATATCAGTAACATCTAATTTAGCTACAATTTTTAACATTTTAGTGCTATTTAAAATTCCTTCTAAAGCAGAATAGTACTTAGGTACTAACTCACTAAATGGTTTAAAGTCACAAAATGGTATATTACTATTTTTAACCGTTGTTGTTGTACCATCTGTATAGTTAACGTTGAAATTAGTAGATTGTATTTTTAAATTTAACAGCCTCCAGTCACTTTTTAACCATTCGTTAGTACTATCTTTTAACCCATTAATGACTGGTATAATAAAGCCGTTATATCTATTTCTTAAAACGGTAGATGGGTGAGCTAATTTAACAACTGTTTTTTCATTGTCTAAATTTTCATCTGTTAAATTAAAATAACTATCATATAAAGTGTCTGAATTCCATACTTTGTCATTATCTGGTTTGAATAAAAAATTATTTTTTTTAGCATAGTTTCCAAACTTAAATGCCATTGATTTATTAGGCTGTATTTTTTGACTCCAATCTTTTGCTATTGATTTATTTAAATTTACATCCTCAAATGAATTAAACGATATTGTTTTTGTAAAATTATCGGTTTGAATTATAATAGCTCTTAAATTTAAAATGTCTTTTAAAACATCTGAAACTTTCATCGTGAAAATATTAGTGAAATTTAAACTAGTATTAAATGCTATTTTTGGAGAAGGTGTAAATTCTAAATAGTGAGGAAAAGTTGTTGTTATCGGAGTGCCTGAAAAATATCCAATTGGAAAGGTATTCGTTATTGAATATTCGTACAAATTGAATAAAGTAGATACGTTTTTTTGTTCTATTTCAGCCGTTATTTTAACCTTATAAATTCTCGTAGATGAAAATGTAAGTTCAGGAGTTTCAATGTCAACAGTTATCAAATCTGAAATATTCTTGTTTTTCGCAAACGTATAAGGCCCAGACTTAATAGGCCCGTAAATAACATTATTTAAGTCATCAATTATTCTTAAATTCAAAAAACAATTCTTTGTATTTTCATTTTTTTTTGTTTCCGTTGCAATCCATTTAATTTGATAATCTCCTGCAAATCTTAATTTTCCAACTTTACTTGTTATTGGTTTAAACACTCCCAATGCAAAATCTGGGTTATTAGTTTCATTTCTAAAAGTAGGAAAATAATCTACATAACCAATTGCAGTTCCTGAAGAAATTGCAGTTCCGCCAGTTGTTCCAAGTGTTGTTAAATTTTGACTACTTTTAACGGCATCACTTGAAGGAATACTAAATTCGTTTGGAGTTAATACCATATTTAAATGGTCTGGACTAGTCAAATAATTACCACTAAAATTATAACCTATTTTTTCACTTAAAAGATTAAACATTCCTTTAACATTCACACAAGGCAACATTTCTCTAACATCAATAGTGTCCGTTGTGAAGAAACTATCTATATCAGCT